AGCAGCAAAGAGAAGACTGAGGCGCTTGCTGCAGAACTCAAAGAACAGAAGAGGTAATCATGGCTAAGACACCCGCGTGGTCTAGGAAAGCAGGTCAGAATCCCGCCGGGGGTCTAAATGCTAAGGGTCGCGCATCGTACAACCGAGAAACCGGCGGGAACCTCAAGCCCCCTGCACCAAATCCAAAGACTGAGAAGGATGCCAAGCGGCGTAAATCTTTTTGCGCCAGATCTGCGGGACAAGCCAAGATGTTCCCGGAAGCTGCCAAAGACCCCAACAGTCGCCTGAGGAAGGCGCGTAAAGCATGGAAGTGCTGACATGAAAAAGAAAGCCCGGAAATTTGATCAAGGTGGTGGTGTAGGCGATGATGTACGCGCTCGCGCCATGCGCTTTATTCAAGGCGAAACAGAACTGAGTGGTAAATATCACGGCGATTCAGATCCGCTTGCTGGCGTTATTAAAGCGGCTGAAGCGCGGGATGTGGCCCGTACGAGTAAGAAAACCGCTGAGCCCGTTTCTAGTGCACCGGTTACGACTGTTAAACGAATTAAGCCGCGTCTAAGTTCAGACACGTATGAAAATGCGCGACGCGCAATGGCCCAACGTGGATTTGGGTATGACACGACGCCCACGTTAGCGGATTTGCATGAAATGGCGGTTAAGGAAGATATCCGTAAAGGACGGCGTCACAAATCAGGTGGGGTTGTTAAAACCGCCTCCAAACGCGCTGATGGAATTGCGCAGCGTGGCAAAACACGTGGCAAGGTGTGCTGATGGAAATGCAGCTTTGGAATACAGTCTTAACCGCAGCGTTAGGGTTAATTATTTGGGGGTTCAAAGAGAAGGCCGCTGAACTCAAACGGCTTGAGATCCTCCTAAATAAAACCCGAGAAGAAGTCGCCAAAGAGTATGTGACCAAGATGGAAGTGCATACTGATATCAACCGTGTACTAGATCGGCTTGATCGCCTTGAGGCGAAGATTGATGCTGCTATCAAGGACAGACGCAGTGCCGTCAACTAGCCGAAAGCAACATAACTTCATGGCAGCGGTGGCAAGCAACCCCGCCTTTGCTAAGAAAGTTGGTGTCCCGCAATCTGTCGGTCAGGAGTTTACGCAGGCAGATAAAGGTATTAAGTTTAAAGGCGCGGCTAAAACCCGTCCCGAACAACAGGTTCTCAACAAACGGAAGACTGAACAGGGTGCTTCCGAATTTTTTAAGGATGGTGGTGAAATGAAAGACTCCAAAACGATGATGGGTAAAGCCAAAGGTATGAAGCGCGGTGGCGGTATGCCGATGGTTGAGAAAGACGGCAAAAAAGTCCCAGCGTTTATGGCTAAGAAAATGATGGGCGGCGGCATGGCCTACTCTTCTGGCGGCTACACTCGTGCAGCCGATGGTGTTGCTACCAAAGGCAAGACCAAGGCTAAGCAAATCACGATGCGCATGGGTGGGAAGTGCTGAAATGTCTGATGCTGCTAAAAAAGCTCCACCCAAACGCGTAGGGCCGTTTCAGGGGGTTAATCCCCCTGAAGGTGTTGGCGCTCCTCCTACCCCACCCCCTAAACCTCCTGTTAACGACCTGAAGATGTCGGAGGAGACCGCTCGCAAGTTGGAAGAAGAGCGCAAGCTTGATGAGCTGCGTGATACGTCTGGTAAAGCAGAAGCAGCGTCTCGCCGAGCGTCTATGAACCCACTGAAGAAAGCTGGTGGTGGGTATGTCAAGGCAGCAGATGGCTGCGCTCAACGAGGCAAAACTCGAGGTAGGATGGTATGAGAGCTTCACGCGGTATGGGTGCGATCAATCCAGCCAAAGTGCCCGGTCCAAAACGGAAGCAACGCCGTGACAACACGGCGTTTGATCAGTACGCCGAAGGCGGGTCGGTCAATGCTGCCGGGAATTACACCAAACCCGGAATGCGTAAAGCGTTGTTCAATCGTATCAAAGGTCAGGCGGTGCAAGGCACGGCTGCTGGCCAGTGGTCAGCTCGCAAAGCCCAGCTCTTGGCAAAGCAGTACAAAGCAAAAGGTGGGGGGTATCGTGACTGACCTTTTTGATATAGAAGCATTTAGGATTCCCAACGCAATCCCTGTTTTAGGCGTCAAAGTTTCACATCCAAAATGGTGTGCAATCTATGAGCAAGACGGACCTTGCACTTGTGGCACAGAAGATGTGTTAAAAGAGCTTATTTTGGAAGACGCCGGTTTAACCGAAGAAGATTTTCAATGAAATCTCCACAGCAATCCCTGAAGTCTTGGACCGATCAAAAATGGAGAACCAAGAGTGGTAAACGATCTTCTGACACGGGTGAAAGATATCTTCCAGAAGCTGCGATCAAAGCTCTTTCCCCCCAAGAGTACGCCTCAACAACCCGAGCCAAGCGAGCCGGTAAAGCCTCCGGCAAGCAGTTCGTAAAGCAACCCAAAGGCATCGCCCAGAAGACTGCGAGGTTTAGATGACCACCACGGGCACCGCCAACTTCAATCTTGACATCAACGACCTCATTGAGGAAGCGTTTGAGCGTTGCGGGAAAGAGCTGCGGACAGGCTACGACTTTCGTACTGCACGGCGCAGCTTGAACCTGTTGACGATTGAATGGGCAAACCGAGGCATCAACCTGTGGACTATTGAGCAGGGGCAGATCCCGCTTTACCCTAACCAAGCTATTTACGCGTTGCCCAACGACACCATTGATCTTCTAGATCAAGTGACGCGCACGAATGCAGGCGTCGGCACGACGCAGGTCGACATCAACATCAACCGCATCAGCGAGTCGACGTACTCTACCATCCCCAACAAGTATGCTTCAGGCCGTCCGATTCAGGTGTGGATCAATCGGCAGACTGCTGAGAGCAATCCGACAACGGCAACGGTAGCTACGCAAAATGCTGCTCCTGCGGACACCACGATCTACATCAGCGATGTCACGCAGCTTGCAGCGTCAGGGTTTGTCAAAATCGGCAGTGAGTTGATCAGCTACAGCAATCTGACGCAGCCGAGCCCCAGTTCGACGGCGGGCTACATCAGCTATTGTGGACGCGGGCAGCAGAATACGATTGCGGGAACGCACAATATTGGCGCTGCCATCACTGTCGCACGACCCCCTTCGATCAACATCTGGCCGATTCCAAACCAAGGATCAGTGGGCAGTCCGTTCTACATGTTCGTGTATTGGCGTTTGCGAAGAATGCAGGATGCAGGCACGGGTACGAAAACGGAAGACATCCCGTTTCGGCTTCTTAACTGCATGGTGGCGGGGTTGGCTTACTACCTGTCCATCAAGTTGCCAGAGGTGACGCCGGATCGTATCGCCATGCTTAAAGCTGACTACGAGCAGCAGTGGCAGTTGGCGGCGGAGGAGGATCGCGACAAGGCTAATGACCGGTTTGTTCCGCGAATCATGTACTACAGGTGATGTATGGCGGGACCGAAATACGCTTCCGGCAAGTATTCGATTGCAGAATGTGATCGATGCGGTCAGCGATACAAACTGACGCAGTTACGTAAGCTGGTCATCAAGACAAAACAAGTTAGCATCAAAGTTTGTCCCGAATGCTGGGAGCCTGATCAACCGCAGTTGCAGTTGGGCATGTATCCGGTCTATGATCCACAGGCAGTGCGTGAACCGCGTCCTGATGTGAGTTATAAGCAAGCGGGTACGACCGGGCTTCAAGTTGCGCTGAGTGGCGGTACCGGCCCTAACGCCGTAGGGTACCCAAGCCCGGGCAGTCGCGACATTCAGTGGGGATGGAACCCGGTCGGCGGCTCTAGGGCAAACGATGATGGGTTGACGCCTAATAACTTGGCGTTAACGATTCAACTTGGTACAGTAACGGTAGTGACTACCTGAAGGAGTCCACGATGGACGCGAAGAAAGCGGTTCACAAGCACGAACGGGCTATGCATCCCGGCAAACCTCTGACGAAACTCGCCAAAGGCGGCAAGACCAATGCGCAGATGCGAAAGCTCGGGCGTAATCTTGCTAAAGTTGCCAATCAAAAAGTCTCTTCGTTCAAGTACGGGGGCTGACATGGGCAAGTTCAGCATGAAGCGGGGCGGCAAAGAAGTCGGTCCTGCGGAAGTTTATGCGCCGCCACATACGATGGCAGGCGCACCTGTCGATATAAGTAATGCAGGCTACAGCACCCGTACTGGTAGCAACGCCCCTGAAGTAAACATGTCTGTGGGCAACATCTACCGTGAAGCCGCTCCCGGTCCTAAAACCAGCGGCATCAAGATGCGCGGTACAGGTGCGGCGACTAAAGGTGTCATGTCTCGAGGACCGATGGCGTGAATTACACGCAACTTTCGGATGCGCTGGTTGCGTACACGGAAAACACCAGCACTGAGTTTGCCACACAAATCCCTGTGTTTGTGCAGCAGGCTGAGCAACGTATTTACAACTCGGTGCAATTTCCGTCACTGCGTAAGAATGTAACCGGGACAATAGCGGTTAATACGCCGTATTTATCGTGCCCTACAGATTTTTTAGCCGTATATTCGATGGCGGTAATAGACGGCACAGGCGCGTATGAATATTTGCTTAACAAAGATGTGAATTTTATTAGACAGGCTTATCCGTCTCCGGCAGATACAGCACTTCCCAAGTATTACGCGTTGTTTGGACCGACAGTTTCTGGTGCAGTTATTACAAACGAACTGTCATTTATTTTGGGACCAACGCCAGATGCGGCGTATTCGGTGGAACTTCACTATTACTATTACCCAGAGTCGATTGTCACTGCGACGACAACTTGGTTAGGAGACAATTTTGACTCGGTGCTTTTTTACGGCTCTTTGGTGGAAGCCTACACCTATATGAAAGGTGAGCCGGATCTTTTGGCCGTCTATGATGGAAAGTACAAGGAAGCTCTTGCGCTTGCTAAGCGGCTGGGTGACGGTATGGAGCGACAGGACGCGTATCGTTCTGGGCAATACAGACAGCAGGTAACGTGATGGCATTCACAGGCAACTACACCTGCAATACGTTTAAGACGGGGCTGCTGAACGGCAGCTTCGACTTTACGTCTGGAACTTTCTATATTGCGCTTTACACTAATAGTGCCACGCTTAATGAAAACACGACCGAGTATACTTCTGTAGGCGAGGCTTCCGGTGGTAACTATGCGGCTCCCGGTCAGCTTTTAGTCATCGATCAAACCCCTACCACAGGTCCGTCTGGCGACACAGCTTTTGTTTCTTTTGCAAACGCAAGCTGGACAGGCGCAATTACTGCGCGAGGAGCGTTGATCTATAAATCGGGTCCAAATGGAGCGGTTTGCGTTTTGGATTTTGGTGCAGACAAAACTTCTATTAGCACATTTACGGTGCAATTCCCAACGGCGACGAATACGTCGGCCATTCTTCGTTTGGGTTGAATATGTCTTGGACTCCTGTCAACACCACGGTGTACATAGGTTTCATTGAGCTTGAAGGTTCGGTACCGGCGTTTCTCTTGCAAGAAGGTGGTATTCCGCCAATTAGAATTCAACTGGAATTTGAAGACATAGGATGGGCCGCGTTTAATACTGCAGAGTCTGGCAATTGGGGAACTATCAACAATGATATTCCGCCGTCTCGTGCCGGGATATCGGGAGTGAGTATTTCTGAAGTAGCCGTGTCTGGATCGACAGATATCTCACTTAGTTGGACTCTAATCGAGACCTAACAAATGCCGCTTATACTCAAAGACCGCGTCCGCGAAACAACGACCGCTACCGGCACGGGTGTAGTTACCCTTGCTGGCGCTGTTCTTGGGTATCAAGCGTTTTCTGTTATTGGAGATGGAAACACCACTTACTACTGCATTGCAGGGCAGCTTACGTCGCAGTGGGAGGTCGGTATCGGCACTTATAATTTGACGGGCAACACGTTAACGCGTAACACAATTTTAGCTTCTAGTAATAATGACCTCGTTGTTAATTTTTCTTCGGGCACTAAGGATATTTTTGTTACGTATCCTGCCAATGTTTTTTCGGCAGTCGACATTCAGGAGTTCACAACCGTCGGCACTTCGACGTGGACTAAGCCCGTAGGCGCTCGGTACGTCGAAGTACTGATGTACGGGGGCGGGGGTGGTGGTGGGGCAGGACGCCGTCGAGGCGCGGGGAGTGTCGCGGCCAGTAGTGGTTCGGGCGGAGCGCCAGCGGCTCGATTGGAGCTTAAACTGCTGGCCTCGTCACTTAATGCAACAGAAACCGTTATTGTAGGTGCGGGCGGTACCGGCGGCGCAGCGCAAACAGTCGATGCTACGGACGGAAGCCCCGGCGCGAACGGTGGTTCGTCTGCGTTTAAAACTTACTACGTAAGCAGCGGGCAAGGTGGTTTAGGCGGTAGTTCCTCGTCCATAGCGGGGACTAACTTTCGCAATGCACTTGAGGGCACGAATCCGCAAGGTAGTATTGCGTTTCCCAGCGGTGCTAGCGGTTCATTTAGCAACCCGACCGGCGGTGGCGGCGTTGGAGCGCTTCTACCCGGCGGTGGCGGCGTTGGAGGCGGCTATCAATTTGGTTTGACCGGTGATCGCACTGGTAGCCCCGGCGGAAAAGGCGGTGCGCTTTTTGACAATCCACCTAATGCGGTTACAACGGGTAGCGGTGGGGCGGGTGGCGGACCGGGGGTTGACGGAAGCCCGGGAGCGGACGCACCTGCTGGCTACTGGGTTGGCGGTGGCGGTGGTGGGGGCGGTGGTGCTACCAGCACGCAGGCTAACGCAGGTGGTAACGGTGGTTATCCGGGCGGCGGCGCAGGAAGCGGTGCCGCAGCAGGCGGCGCGTTTAACTCCGGCGCAGGCGGCGATGGTGGCGATGGTTACGTTCGAGTGGTGACCTATCTATGAAGCAATTCCTGCTCAACCCTGACGGCTCGATCCCGCTCGGAACCAATGTGCCAGCTCTACTTGCTGCTGGTGTTCGCATGGTCATGCCCACAGCACGCCCTCGTCCGTCGACGGGCATGATGGTCGTCGATACCGAGCCTGAACTCATCAACGGCGTCTGGTATCAACGATGGAAAGAAATTCCTGCACCGATCATTAATGCAAACATAGAATAGGATAAGCAATGCCCACCTCTTACACAACATTACTCGGTCTTGCTAAGCCTGCTACGGGTGAGCTTAGTGGAACGTGGGGTACTACGGTCAACAGCTACCTCACGGAATATTTAGATGATGCTGTAGCAGGTGCTCAAGTTATCAGCGGTTCGCAAACGGCTGTAACGCTTTCTACGACGAACGGCAGTTCGTTGGTACAGGCGGCAGCAAGCGCTTCGGGTTCTTCACAGTACGCCATCATTCGTTGTACCGGTAATCCTGCGGGGCTACTGACCATTACCGCCCCGTCCACAAGTAAGGCGTATCTAATCGTCAACGCAACGTCTACTAATCAAAGTGTCAAAATTGTTGGTTCTGGTCCAACAACAGGTATAACAGTTGCGGCAAACCGAGCGGCTTTAGTGGCTTGGAGCGGTTCAGATTTTGTTTTGATTGCAACAACAGATGTAGCGCAGCTAAGTGGGTTTGGAACGGGTGTAGCGACTGCGCTGGGTCAAAACGTCACAGGCTCTGGTGGGATTGTGCTGGCTACCAGTCCGACGCTGGTCACTCCAGCGCTTGGAACGCCGTCAGCTTTAGTGCTAACTAATGCAACAGGGCTT